GATCGTTTGGTGGATACGAACTATGCGGACGAGCCGGAACTAACGCAAATGACAAAAGAAGAACTGAAAACATGGCTCAAAGAAAAGGAGGGCTGACAAATGAACGATTCGGATATATTCAAAAATCCTTGTGGGGTATGCGGCAAAAGAGTATCCACTCGCCACTCTGATTTCATAATTGATTATCACGGTGTTGTGTTTTTCAGGGATTTCCAAGATTTCAAGAATCAGGAAAAGCACGAAACGTGCGACTTGCCAATGTGTGAAGATTGTGCAACGAAACATGGCGGATACGACTTTTGCCCACATCACAATAAATTGTTTGATCAGTTGAAGCTAACTGATGAAAAGCAAATTCGGGCGCAATTTAGGCAAAAAACGAAATGGCTGTTTGATCCTGAGGAGGGCTGACCATGTATCATATCTATCGGGCAAGGAAACACGGTAGGCTGATTTATGCGACAGGGTGGCGGTTTATCCATAACGTTGGAAACAACTGGTATGTGGGCTATACGAACGAGTTGGAGGATGCGGACTTGGAGAAGTTTGACTATGAGTATCTGGGCTATTGCGATCGGAACGAACTGGAAAGGGTGATTGGGTGAAGCAGGGAACGTTTAAATACATCGAGCAGCTATTACGAGATTATCCGGAAATGGACAATTATATCAAGCAACGAGAAGAAGAACTGATTTTTCCGGATGAACTAGCGATTGATCAAAACATAGGTGGCGGACGGAGTAGTTTTATCTCCAAGCCGACCGAACGCATGGCGATAACGATAACCGAAGATAAGCGCCTGCAAATGTTGATACGATACAAGCGGGCGATTGATAAATTGATTGACGAGGTAGACCCGATAACGGTAGGAGTGGTGCAGATGTTCTATTTCCAAAAGCCGCGGTTACGAACGTGGGAAGGCATTGCGATGGATTCAGGATTGAGCGAACGACAATGCAGACGGTTTCGGGATAAGTTTTTCGTGATGATGGCGGATGAATTGGGGTTGCCGGTATAACTGCCGGAACTATGTCCGTTTCGGTACCTTGTCAAGTGGTATAATGGGTACAGTGAGCAAGATGCAAAATGAATAGAAGTCTTTTCAAACCTCGACCGATTGCCAACGGTCGGGGTATTTTTGTGTAAAAACGGAGGTGAGTACGTGGCGAGTGGCAAATATCAAGAATGGCTAACCGATGATGGTTTGCTGAGGATTGAAGGATGGGCTCGTGACGGGCTAACCGATAAACAAATAGCGCATAATATGGGCGTTTCAGAGCAAACTTTGAACGTTTGGAAAAAGAAATACCCTTCGTTATTTGAGTCCTTAAAAAGAGGAAAAGAAGTAATTGATAGGGAAGTTGAGAACGCCTTGCTTAAACGGGCGTTGGGATATACCTATGACGAGGTGACGCAGGAGGCTGATGAACTTGGCGACTTGTCGGTGACGAAGGTTGTCACGAAACAAGTGGTGCCGGACACAACTGCCCAAATATTCTGGTTGCGCAATCGCAAGGGCGCGGAATGGAGCAACAAAGATCAAGTGGATGCTACCAACGTGAGAGCCAACACCGAACTGACAAAAGCGAAAACGCAACTGATAAAAGGTGCGGAGCATGACACAAGCCTGATGCAAGTGCTGCTTGATGTGCTGAGTGGGGGTGATGCACCTTGAAGACCATCAAATTGTCAGATAAACAGACACGTATCGTAAGAGCGCCGTTTAATCATGATTTAGAAGTCAACGAGGGCACTTAACGCCACGAAGCGGTAAGACAACAGCCGGGCATTTCCGCTATGCGCGTTACCTGATTGAAACGACAGACGAAAACCATCTGATCGCGGCGTATAACCAGGAGCAAGCTTTCCGCTTGTTCATTGACGGAGATGGAACAGGGCTGATGCACATCTTTGCCGGGAACTGCGCTATCAAGCATGACGAACATGGCGACCATTTATTGGTGTATACGCCGAACGGCAATAAAAAAGTTTATTACAAAGGCGCGGGTAAAGCGAATAGCGTCGGAGCCATAACGGGTATGTCATTGGGAAGCGTCGTATTCTGCGAGATCAATCTGCTGCATCTGTCGTTTATCCAAGAGGCTTTCAGGCGAACGATGGCGGCCGCGATGCCGTACCATCTGGCAGACCTGAACCCGCCTAGTCCGATGCATCCAGTCATCAAGCAAGTGTTTGAGGTTCGGGATATGCGATGGACACACTGGACCATGGACGACAATCCGATATTGACCACGGCACGAAAGAACAAGCTAATTGCCACGCTGAAGAAGAACCCGTATTTGTACAAGCGAGACGTTGAAGGTGCGCGCGTGATGCCTGAAGGCGTCATCTACTCGATGTTTGACATGGAGAAGAATATCCGGAATGTTATCGAAGGCGTTCCAATTGAATCGTTCTTTATAGGCGATGGCGGGCAATCGGATGCAACAACGATGGGTTACTACCTGATCACGAAGCTTAATGATGGAACCTACCACATGTATCAGATGGCTACCTATTACCACAGCGGGCGAGAGACAGGGCAAGCGAAAGCTATGAGCGTCTACGCGAAGGAGCTGACCGCATTCATACGGTGGTGCTTCGAAAGGTTTAATTGGCATTACTCGAACGTTTTTATTGACCCGGCGTGTAAATCGCTGAGGGAAGAGTTACATCTACTTGGAGTGGACACGACAGGCGCAGACAATAACGCGCATGATGTGAAAGGATCATCAAAAGGAATAGAGGTCGGCATTGAGCGCACGCAAAGCGCAATCAGTGACGGCTATTTTTATTTGTTTGAGCACGATGCCGAGAAGTACGATCATTATTATGTGCTGCAGGAAATCGGGCTATACGTCCGGGATGACCACGGCAAAGCGGTCGATGATAACAATCACACATTAGACTGCGTTCGATATGCAAATAATCATTTCTACAAAAATTATATTTTAAGAGGGCGGTGAGAACGTGGCTGTTAAAAGCGGATTGATTAGTTTTATCAAGGATAAGCTCCGGGGATGGCTGGACGAAGGCAAGCAAGAAGAGTGGAGCCTGAAACCGTCCTACCTGCCGATGATTCCACTTGAGCAAAGGAACTATGCGCAGGATGTGTTTGTCAACCTGAAATGGTTCGAGAACTACGTGCCTGGCATTCATGAGCAGTATCTAGCTACGGGAACAGGGAACGACATTATCACGACTTCGAGCGAGTACATCGCGGGGAAGCCGGCTGATATTGATGTATTGAGCGGACCTGATCAGGAATCGGACGAAGAACTCAGCGCGCTCCTAACGAACGCGCTTGAGGCTGACGATTACGACAGCAAACTGGTCAAGGCGGTCGAACTGGCTTCTGCAGGTGGTGGTGTGGCGTTGAAGATTGACATCATTAACGAACAGCTGCGCATCCGTGTGAAGGGGCAAGATGAATTCTTTATTGAGCGGGATGCGTTCGGTGAGGTTACGGCCTTCAATTTCTTCGGCCTTGTTCATCGAGAGTATAACAACTTCTATTTTCTAGTCGAGAAGCGCAAAAAATTGACGAATGCGGAAGGTTTGAGCGGGGGCTTTGTAAGTTATCACATCATCAAGATAGCGGCTGACAAGGCGAAAGAAATCGGTCTGGATGGAGCGCCGAAAGAAGTGCTCAGCTATATCGAACGCAGTGGCATCGAACTGAACAATCCGCAAGCAATCGGATCCAAAGATTTGGGATGCGTCTACCTGCCGAACACGCCAACAAATACCAAGTATCCGAAGTTGGAACTAGGAGAAAGCGACTTGGAACAGACGCATGACTTCCTGCTTGCTGCTGATTTGGCTTTCACGGTTTACGTTCGCGAGTTGGAGAAGACGAAAACGCGCATGATGATCGATGAGCGCATGACGAAGAAGGTCCGTGGCGTTGATGGCCGGACAGAAACATTGTTCGACGTTGATGAGGATTTCTTCCTACAGCTGAATATGCCGGGTGTTGTGGATGACAAGAGTTTTGCGCAATTCATTCAAGGCGCTTTTCGGGATGGGTCCTATCGGGAAACAATGGAGTATTTCATTCAAAAAGCCGTGAGCAAAGCGGGATACAATCCGGCAACGTTCAACCTCGGCAATCGGGATGTGAAGGCCGCCGAGATATGGAGTATCCAGGACGCGACGACTCGAAAGATTGAGAAGAAAAAACGCCTGATGCAGCGAAGGCTTGAAAGCTTCCTGCATGAATACTTATATCTGTTGTTGAAGCTGCAAGGCAAGACGCTTCCGGATGACGTTGTTATTTCCCATGAGTTCGGGGACCCGACGACAATGAACGTCGGCAATCTGGCGAACACGCTCGGAGCGCTGAAAACATCCGAGTCGATATCCGTCAAGGGGCGCGTGAAGATGCTGCATCCTGACTGGACGGAGACGCAAATTGACGAAGAGGTGGCGCTCATTTACATCGAAAGCGATATCGGCGAATGGGCTGACCCGACTGCCGTGGCTGGACCGAATAGCATAGGCGGGTGATTAGATGGCTGACCACTCGATGATGGCACACAATGCGGATGCCGCGGTTATCCGGATGTACTTCGAAGAGATCGAACTGGAACTGCTGCAGATGATTCAAAAACGCTCGGACAAAGGCAAGAGCTTCACGGCTGATGATTGGATCATGAACCAGTCACGCGAGGTCAGGCGCCTGCGGAATGAGATGGAAAGCTATGGCCTGAATGTCACAACAGAATTCAGCGAGATGCTGGATGTGTTGATCGATGACGTTTATGCCGATTATAGTGACGGCTTCCGGACAGACTTCGAAGCGGCCGGAGCATATGGATTCAATGCGATATCATTGACGGCGCTGAATACGCTGAAAAATGAGCAAATGCGCTTGTTTAATCAGGCGTTTGGAAAATACATCGACAGCAACGTGAAAGATTACCAGAGCACCATGAATGAGGCGGTGAGGGCTTCGGTCCAAGTCGAGAGTGGGAATAAATCTTTCTATGATGCAGTCAAGGATGGCGTACTGAAATCGGCTGAAAAAGGCTTGACCGGATTCACCGACACGGCCGGGCGCAAATGGACGATGCCGACGTATATGGACATGTTTGTCAAAACGACCATGTTCAACGCGGCGAATCAAGCGCTATTCGATGAGATGCAGGACCACAATCACGATTTGATGATCATGAGCCAACACGCCGGAGCTTGTCCGATCTGTTCGGACTGGCAAGGGCAAATCATTTCTATGAGCGGGCGGGATAGTCGGTATCCGTCCTATGATGACCTTGTGAATGCGGGTGTATTTCATCCGAACTGTGAGCACACGATTGCGCCGTATTTCCCCGGTTTTACGCAAGTAGAGGACGCTATCCCATACGATGATGCCAAGTATCAGGCGCGGCAGAAACAACGCTACTATGAGCGAAATATGCGCAAATGGCGGCGGGTGGAAGCAGTCGCGGATGGGAACGCCAAGAAAGCGGCACGGGTCAAGGTCAACGAGTATTACACGAAGCTGATGGATCATATCGATGCGAACGACCTGAAACGGAATCCGCAGCGCGAAAGAATCATGCAAGTGGAGCGGAATGTACACGCAAGAAGGCAGAAAAAGAAGGAGTGACTCACATGTTGATGTTTATTCTTTGGACTTTTGTCATTTGTTTCTGCGCTTTGGTGGTGGCTACCACGATCGACGTCATTCAAGAACGGCAGTTTCATCCGCCTGAATACTTCGAATTCACGGAAGAGGAGCTTATTGAGTTTCTAAAGGACCGCCGTTCACGGTAGAAAGCGAGAGTGATCCGCACTATCTTCCAGCCATGGGTTAAATGGCATGTCTTTTTGCAGTGCAGACGTTAAAGAACACGCCCCAATGTGGATGGGTACCACGTATAAAATAACCGTAAGGGAGCAAATATAAATGAAACGCGATGAATTAAAGGCTTTAGGTTTGGAAGATGCTGTAATTGACAAAATCATGGATCTGAACGGAACGGACATCAACGCCATCAAAGGCAAGTTGACGAACGCAGAAGAAACGATCCAGACGCTGCAAACGACAATCGGGGAACGTGACACGGATATTCAAGCGCTGAAAGAAACTGCAGGTAATTCCGGCGAATTGAATACGAAACTGGCAGATTTGCAATCGAAGTATGATGCTGACACGCAAAAGCTAAACGAACAAATCCAACAAAGCAAAGTCAATAGTGCCCTTGAGTTGGCTCTGGTATCAAACAAAGCCAGAAACACTAAGGCAGTGAAAGCTCTGATCGATTTGGAAAAAATCGAACTCAACGAAGACGGGACCATTAAGGGGCTAGATGAACAGCTGACGGCCCTGAAGACGGATAACGCCTTCCTGTTTGATGGAGAACCGCAGTCGAAGGATCCCGTTCCTCCAATTGGAGCACCTGCTCCGAACTCTGGTGTGAGCGGAACAATCGACCCGTTTGCAGCTGCCTTGGGCATTAAGTAAACATAAAAGAAAGAGGGAATAAACATGTCAATCAATTACGTTACAAAATACGGTAAAACGCTCGATCAAAAATTAGTACAAGAATCATTAACGGCTGATCTAGAAACGCAACGCTTGGAGTTCTTGGACGCCAAAACAATCAAGGTTCCACGCATCACTACATCTGGTTACCAACCGCACACACGCACAAAAGGCTTTAATGCTGGTACGTTGGATAACGACTTCGATACATACACGCTTGGCGCTGATTGGGATATCGAATTTTTCGCTGATTCCATGGACATCGACGAAACGAATGAAGCGCTATCTGTTGCTAATGTTTCTAAAACGTTTATCGAAACGCAAGCTACTCCTGCCTTGGATGCATACCGTTTCTCTAAATTGTACGCAGAAGCTGCTGCTTTGAATAAGGTGGATTTGGCTGTCAATAAAACAAATGTCTACGGTGCGATCAAAGACGGCTTGAAAGTTGTTCGCAAGTACGGACCACAAAACATTATTGTCTATGTTTCTTCTACAGCTATGGATCACTTGGAACGCTCGACTGAATTCGCTGGACGTCAATTCTCTGTTCAAGCTGCTGGGCCATCTAAGATTGAATCGCGTGTCACTTCGATCGATGGCGTTATCTTGAAAGAGGTTTGGGACGAAACGCGTTTCCGCACTTTGTACGATTTCACAAACGGATATGCTTCTGCTGTTGGCTCTAAAGCAATCAACTTCATGATCGTTTCTAAGACGTCTGTCATCGTAACGGCAAAACATTCGTTCATCGCTATGTTTGCGCCTGGTTCGCACACAGAAGGAGACGGACACCTTTACCAAAACCGTTTGTATCATGATTCATTCGTACGCAAACAACAATTAGATGGCGTTTTCGTCAACACTAATCCGACTTTGCAAGTCTAATACCGGAGGG